GGGGTTTCAAGGGGGTTGTTCATAAGGAGGATGATACATGGATGATGGAAGGTGTATGGAAATGGTCTGGAAGAAATATCATCGTGACTGAACTCCCTCCGGGTCGCTGGACACAGGATTATAAGGAGTACCTTGATGGTCTCGTGGAGAAGAAATTGATTGGAGGATTCGTCAATAACTCAACAACCGAAGATGTCCATTTCGAAATCATGGACTATATGGGTAAGGATCTCCTCAAGGATCTCAAGTTGAGAAAGACGTTTCGTGTCTCCAACATGCATCTCTTCCACCCCACGAGGGGTATCCACAAGTATACCAGTCCCGAAGAAATTCTCAAAGACTTCGTGGAACTCCGTCTAGAGCATTACAAGATGAGGAAAGCGCATCTCATCGATGTTCTCGAAAAGAGAGCTGAGATGTGTGATCATAAATCAAAGTTTGTGTCGATGGTGATTGAAGGAAGGTTGGTTGTCTTCAAAAGGAAGAAACAGGATCTAGAGGAGGAGATGTCTACGATGTTTCCCAAAATTGATGGAAACTTGGACTATCTCCTCAATATCAAGACAGTTGAGTATACAGAGGAACGCGTCAAGGCACTCATGGATGAAGCGAAACAGGCGAAAGAAGATTTAGAAAAGATGATGAAGACAAGTCACGTGACGATGTGGAAAATGGATATTAAAAATATGTGAGCATTAGATAGATATGGGTGAAGCTGCTAAGATTTCCCTAAAGGCTATTGGAAAGCAAGATACACACCTGCTTTCCAAAGACCCAGAAGATTTACCATTTAAATACAATAATAGTGATAGACATTCGGAATTTAGAAAATATCACAATGTACAGAGAGTAAACGCAGATATTTCTTCAAACTGGCCGTTTGGTGAAACGGTTCGAGTTGAACTGGATCCAAAAAACATGGGAGACCTACTTAATAACGTATGGATCCAAATGAAACTACCAGATTGGAATTTTCAAGATATTACATTCAACGAGACAGTTCAAAAAGTTTTATTTGGTGGTAAAACCTTAGCGGAATATGGTTTTGAGGGAGAAACTGAATCGGAACGATTCAAGAAATGGTGGCTCGCTGGTGCTCCAAACGTGGTTGGTATTACTCTCCCACTCTTTTCGTTTCCAAATTTTGAATCTTTCCGGTCTTTCGAACAACAATTTAATAATTTACTTCTGACGTTACTTCCATCGGAATTGTTTACAAATATTCCTCCTATTGTACTATTCAATCTTTTAGGAATTGTAGCCGGAGAAATAGCTCCCGGTGAAGAATTACTCATTGAGTTGGATATAGATAGATACAATACGTCAATTCCTGGTAACATAATAAAGTTCCTAGATGGAACCAAAGAACTCACTAACCTAGATAGTATCCAGGAAATAGTTCAAACTCAAGCAGATGCGGAATTGTTTGCCCTTCTCCCAGACATTGTCAAAGAAATTGTTCTGGGTACTGCACCCCCACCTTCATTCACGTTACCTGAAATTGCAAACTGGGCGTGGGATCTTCAGTTACTTGGTAGGAAGGTAATCAAAAATGTCAAATTTATCGTGGGTAATCAAACACTTGAAGAAATTTCAGCTGATTGGTGTATCATCCATGACAACATGTACACAAACGATTCACAAAAGATGTCTGCGAATACACTCTACAACAGAAACATTGTCGGTGGTAAGACAGCTCAGCCATCTGGCCAAAAAGCAGCACAGAGTAACGAACTTTTTATTCATATACCATTCTTCTTTTCACATAATTATGCCGGTGATGTCTATCAAGAGAACAAACAAGAGAAGGCTCCATTTCCTTTGTGCGCTATTCACAACCAAAAGATTACTTTAGAAATTGAATTTTTCAAGCAGTCTTTCTTTACACTATACAACCAGCGGACGGTGGACAATTTAAACACACGCGGTCTACCAGTGACACCACCAGTCAAGAAAATGCCTAGTTTCAATATAGTGACCGAAGAGATTAAACTTTCTCCAGAAGAACGTTTGTATTTCATGCGACCTAACCAAGAGATTATGTACGATTTTGTATTTAAACACTCCAGTATCCCACTCGAACCAAGTGGGAGAGAATTTGTCGTACAATTGGAGCCCAATGTCCCTGTAAAATGTTTTCATTGGTTTTTTAGGTATGAAGGATATGAGGATGAGAATGAATATAGAAGTTTACCCGTGTCTCAAGATAATAAAGATACTTACACGAACCGTTGGTTCTATTCAACAACTGCGAATCGTTTCAACTTTACACGTTCACAAATCGACGACATGAACGAACCACACCTGTTAAAACGTGCTTACTTTACCCTAAATGATGAGCGTGTTCCAAATGTATCCAACAACGATAGAGAATATTTTTTTAGTTACACTCCTTTGCGTTCAAGATTGTCGCGTTCGGCTACGGATGTGACAAGAACATATGACTTTGAACCACCTTCACCCAATTACTTACTTAATTACATCTATACATACAATTTCGCAATGTTCCCGAAGAGTACGTCGCCCTCAGGGTATCTAGACTTTTCTGGTCTAAATTCAGAAAAAACGAAATTGTACATGGAATTAGTAGATGATACAAGTCTCCAGTATGGAAATGGTCAAGAACCGATACAAAACCCTGAATATAAATTTCATATGTACTACACTGGATACAAAAAGCTCACCTTCAGTAACGGATTTTTATTGCAAACTTAAAAAACAAAAGGTATATTTAAGTATAGATGGCAGGAACACTGACATTAGGAACTTTGGGAATCCAGGATATGTCTATATCAGGTAATCCAACATATTCCCACTTTTCAGGAATTTTTAAACATCATACAAAGTTTGCATTCGATGTGAGAGAACAACCCCTCCTCCAACCGGAATTTGGTCAGGAGACGGTGTGTATTATACCCATTGACATGGGTGATCTTCTCACAAATCTCACACTTCGATACCAATTTTTATTCAAGGCATCTACGACATTAAAAGATTTCCCCGAAGCAGAGGATCCATTTACACCTAATGTTGGTATCCATGCCATCGAATACGCAGATCTATTCATAGGAGGAACGCATATAGAGCGACTCACGGGTGACTGGATATACTTATATCATAAATATCATACGAGTGATTATAATTTTAGAGATAGTGTTATTCCTCTAACGACTGCTAAACAGGAGCCGTATGGACCCGATGAAAACGGCGAATGGAATTTGCGTCAGATGTACATCGATTTGCCATTTTATTTCTATAACAACTTACCAGCTTCTATTCTATTTTGTAAACTCACGAAACAAAATTGTCACCTTCGAATAAAGTTTAAACCTTCGAATGAACTCATACGACCATATCTAACAGACTACGTCACGGAAACTAAAATAAAAACGGCGTCGCTCCTGACCACATACGCTTACCTAGATGAAAATGAACTAAATTATCTGAAAAGTACTCCAATGGATCAATTAATTACACAAATACAATTGAAACGCCATGATGTACCAAGAACGGATAACGAGGAAACTGAGATTATTTTGCGGTTCGGTCACCCAATCAAGACAATGTATTTTATAGCGGGTAAGAAATCAAGAAAATACTCATATCAAGGTGACAAAGAATTGATTCAGTATATGCTCAACACAAAATTCAAAGAAATTGGTATCTATCTTAACAATACAACATTGTTCAACGAATCATTTTCAAAGCTGGTTTATGAAAACTCACTTACAAATGCCATGTCAGGTATAAATGGGGATGCTTCTTTTGATTCGAATACCCTGTATCAGTTACCAACACAAGAAAATATTGGGAGTTATTCTTTCGCAATGTACCCCAAAGATAACACACCTTCAGGGCATTTAAATTTCAGTCGTATAATTGATAAAAGATGTCGAATCAAGTTAGATTACTCAGACAGTGATGATGAGACTATAGAAGTTCAGATTTACGCAAAGAGCTATAACATACTTCACTATTCAAGTGGATTGTGTGGCTTAAAATATTAATGGTAGATAGTTATATATGGCAGGTCGAGTTCAGATCGCAACGTCGGGCGAACTTGGTGATACTTTAAGTATCAATCCGTCATTCTCCTTTTTCACTAAAAGGTATAGTAAACATACAAACCACGCGGTGGAAAATTCTAAAATAACATTCCCAGAAAAGGTGTTTACAGGTGACTTTTTAGATGTACCAATTCCTCAGAATTATGGCGATATTTTACAAAATGTTACTCTCTCCTTTTCTGTAGATCCCAGTGAGATGGGTCAGAATTTTTATCCCATCGATGTGTTCGGTATTTCTGTGATTGACTATGTTGAGTTACATGTCGGCGAACAGATTATTGATATCGTCACAGCAGATGATATATTCATAGAACGGGAGTTGAACACCCCCGAATCATATAGATCGAGTATAGACGTGCTTCATGGTAAACATTTCCAGGGAAGTTCCGATGGAGAGTTTTTACAGGAATTTTACGATGGACAGTATAACACACAGGGAATAGATCCATTCACTACAAACGAATACAGGATTCAGATTCCATTCTATTTCCATGGACGCCCAGCGCACGGGTTTCCTTTATGTGCTGTATACAAACAAGAATTGTCTTTAAGGATAAAGTTGAGACCCGCGATAGACGTTATATTCGTGACTCAAGAAAAGTTTGGAGGTGTCACACTTTGGGATCCGATGGCAAATAACCAGGTGCTTCAACAAATAGAACTAAAAGATTTTAAAGTCAATTTAGATCTCATTCACCTGAATACAGCAGAACGCTGTATGCTACGCAGTAAACCAATGGATATCCTGTTTGAACAGAGACAGCGAAATGAATTCATGATAGAACCACAATCGAAGACGGGAACCTTTAATTTGGATTTTAAAAATTGTGTCAAGGAACTTTTCTTTATAGCCAAAAAAACTGGAAAATGGACGGATGGTGACATATCTATTTTAGAGAAACTGCACCAACTCGACCAGTACACCGAGGCTCAGAAAGAACGACTCACTTTACTCAAACTTATCCCGGTGTGGGGAGGTCTCGTGACTACTGCACTGGATTCGCTCGTGGGTGAAGATGATACAGATGTACGAACCGCCGCAATAGACGCTATGCTCCAAGCTATTTACTGGGGAGAAACTACACCATTTGTGGGGCATTTAGAAGATCTTAAAGACCCTCCTATTAATGCTAATGATCTAGTTGTTCAAACGGAGCATATAAACGATCTCAAAACTTATATCTCTGGTATTCCTAGTCAAATTATTACTTCACAAATAAATGCAACTTCAAATCTAAACGCGCTCATAGGTAAAGACTCTGAGATTGAACGGATAGATATCATCGATAACAACCTTCTTACTATACCTAATTTTTGGGGTGAAGAACAGGTGGGTATATTGCAACTCCTAAAATCCCCTTATCTACCCGAAGGCCGAGAAGAACTACTCATCTTTGGACTTCGTGCGTACCTAACAACAGCGAGTTACTACCTGAGTGGTTTGTCTGAACTCAAACCAGGCGCTACCGACCAGGTTGCCACGGTCACGAAACTGATAGAATTTCTCGATAACACCAAAACAGAATTTGACATCATAAAACTGGGGTTGAAAGCAGTGTTGGATAGTATCCCAGGTAAATCGGAGTATCTACGTGCGAGAATCGTAGGTGCATTACTCAAACTTGGAGCTACACTGTGGTATCGGGAGACAGAGATTGACTTGGTGAAGCAACTTAAAAGT